CAGTGCATACATTTAACACAGTTCTTATTGTCAATCTTTAACTCAAAACTGTCAGTATTGAAGTCCATGCACTGTGTAGGACATCTACCAGTAATATTGTCAACAACATATTGTGTTCCTTTCTCAGCAACCATGTTCTTCCAAGCTTCTTGGTTGATTTTAATATCATCTCTCCAAGTGCCGATAGTAGACATGTCAGATCTTTCAATCGAGTTCATACAGTCATTTGCACAACCTGATACTTTAAATTTAAATTTATATGGCAATGCAGGTCTGTGCATATCATCTAGAAATGCGTTTACTAATGTTCTCAGAATACCCTGTTCATTAGCGTTTGACATTTCACATCGTGCTGCTCCCACACAAGACATTCCAGTTCGTACAGCAGGACCAGCACCGCCAAGATCGAAACCGTAGTCATTAAGTGCATTAAATATTTTCTGAACACCTTTCTCATTTGCTCCTTGCATCATTATATCGCCACTTTGACCATGAAATGCAATGAGTCCTGAACCACCGTTGTCGACAAACATATCTGAAAGGTCTCTAAGAAGTTTTGAAGTATAATGCATCCCTGCTGGTGGCTGGATTCTGAGAGTGTGAAACTCTCCAGCATTTTTAAATTTATAGTCTCCATTCTCATCCTTTAATTCATTGAATCTAGGAATGATACCTCCACCATATCCTAATACTCCAACAGTTCCACCTTTCCAGTAACCTTTCTTAGTTACATATGAAGTTTCAAGTGTTGCTAGTACATCTCTGATCATTGGTGCACCATCGTGTTCGTCTGTAGCTAGTCTTTTTAGACCAGTAACGAAGCTTGGCCATGGACCATTTTCTAATTCGTCTAAGTTCGGTGTATTATATAGTTCTGGCATATTATCTCCTATCCGTAGTCTATGTCACATTCTATAGTTGCTGCACCCCCACCAGTCGAACCTAATATGGCACTGGCTGCATCAATTCTTAATTTACTATAATCGTAATCGTTTCCAGCTGATACTCTGTCAGATCCATCATGGTTTTGATCACCATCACCAGTCTGAGTAGCTAGAGTTCCAGTAGGATTATCTGTTATTAAAGTCCTAGTTCCACCACTTGTTCTGTAATACCAAGCATAACTGTTTATAGTGCCTGAGTATGTAGATCCTCCCTCTTTCAAGACAGCTTCAAACACCACTTCTCCAGTGTTATTACTCATAGCTGGATTTCCACTGTCTACAAGTATCTCTGTATTTATAGAACCAGCAGTGTCTAAGAAAGTTATCTGAGAAGCAGTGGTGCTTTGTAGATAATTAAACTGAGTTATGCTACTACCTTCTCCTAAAAGATCTGCCACTCTTATTATGACATACTTCTGAGTATTAGGAGAGAAAGGTGTAGATTGTAAAACACCAGAATCTGTAACTGTGTATTGAAAGTCTATAGTAGAAGCAGTAGCCACATCCAGATTAGAATCTCCAACAAACACATGAATATGTTTATAGTCGTCTGAATCTGGTGTGTCAAAATGAACTGCCATAGATGTTCCTACTACAGTTATCTTTGGTTTAGTAGTACTGTAAGTGATAGGATCATCTGGGAGGTTAGTGTACGATAATGAATCTATCGAAGGATTTGATAAACTTGTAATCGCCATTTTGTCTCCTTAGTTGGTAGTAACAGATCCAGTAACTTCAGCAGAATCTCTACCGATTGTTCCTAATGCTTTAATCTTAAAATCATACTGAGTTCCAGAAATAAGATTAGCAGTTATGTCTGCTCCATTTCTAGCTATAGTGACAGGTAAGTCGTCTACTGTCTTGACAGTGTAAACTGTGTCTGTACTCTTCTTAAAACTTATAGTCCATCCAGCTACTAGAGTTGAAGGAACTGATGAAGAAAATGAAGCATCAACAGTAATCTCTGGGTCACTTGCTATAGCTTCAACATCTACATAAATATTCCTAGAACCGACGCCATAGTCAGTCTGAGCAGTAGCTTTAGAATACTCGTATGTATAATTATTCTTGTCTACGATAACTCTTCTTAATTCTGTAGTTCCGTTAACATCGTTGTAGAACACTACTTCGTAGTGATCCATTAATGTTTCCTCTCCTGCAGTCCAAGAAGATCTTCCATCCCAACTTATATTCCAACTCTCTGTATCGAAAACAGTAGAGCCACTGTCTAATGCATTGTCGATGTTAGTAACCGTTGGTAAAGAGGAGCTAGATGAAGTCAAACTTAAAGTAGGACTAGGCAGATTAATATTGATATTAATGTTGCTATTAGGAGCTTCATCTGTCAATAGTATCGTCTCAGAAGTGTAATCTGACTCATTGTATTCTTGACATGTTATAGAAACACCTAGTATATCAGCACCATTTTCTTTTAGAACTAACTCTTCTACTTCGTGTATCCTGAACTTCTTACCATCCCATCCTGGAGTGGCATGAGTTATCTTGATAATATCTCCAGCAGTCAAATCTGAGTTTTCTATACTAGTATTAAATTTAACTATTAGATTCTGTCTAGACTGATTGATCATAACTGTACCAACTCTGCGAGCTTGAACATTATTATTGACCATATCTAATTTAATAGTTCTTTCAAGTCTAGGTTCATATGGACCACGTATGGGCATTATGAATAAATTTTCAGTAGGATAAGATCCTTCGCTAAGACAATCAACTTCTTCAGTTATGGTGAAATCATCTGTGAATCCACCAGCACCATCAGAAACTCTACAGTAAGCAGTAGTAGAATCTATTGTCAATTCTACTTGCTCTTCCATGTATTTTTGATATGGTGAAGTAAATTTAACTGTCAACTCGTTGATCATGTTATCATAACCAGAACCAGTTATACCTAACTTACCAACGATATTGTCTTCAGAGAATACTACTTCTGAACCAGCTCTCGTTACTACATTTCTAGATCCTTCAGATATGACTCCGAACTTTCCAGCTGTGTAAGTGAAAGAAGCACCATTACCCATTGTTAGGTTATTGATGTTTCTATCCATATCTTCATTGGTATTCAAGACACCATTAGTAGCATATCTTTCTGCTTGTGAGGTTGTCCCAGAAACAACCCAAGTACCAAAGTTATTTTGGTCTGTTACTTGTTGTTCACAGGATAATTCGTTTCTGTAATCGTCAGGATTTATAGGATCACCATTTAATGTATCACCTGATGGAAATGTACAATAACTCTCGTTGTAATCTAACAAGTTGTCACAGAAAGTCTTGTGACTATACAAGCTCTCAAAATCTAAATCGTCTGAAGAGATAGACTCACCACAACCATATCTTGTACTTAATAAATAATCTACTAGACAATCCACTGGATTGCTTGAAGCTTGAGTAGTAGTTGTAACGAAGTTTCCATCACCATCGTCCAGCTGATCTACTGTTCTTCCATTCATAACAAAGAAGAGTTTACTAGGTAACCCTGTTACTCTCTTTTCTCTATTATAAGTTAATTCTACATAAGCATATGCGACATTCGTCATAGTTCTGCTTGATGCATCATAGTTCCATCTAGAGCTGAAAGATTCCATATGTGAACATCTTCCACCATCTTTGAACACTGCTATCCTTACATTACCATTAAGAAAGTCGTCTGACTCATTATTATAATCAACAGCGTCTGTGACACTATTTAAGGAAGTGTTTAAAGTTACTGATAACTTTTTGTCTTCCCACCAAACTTCCGTAAAACCAGCAACTGGACCTTCAGAAAGAGCAATAATAAATGCCATCTTCTGATTGTCATCTGATATGTCTGCAAATATAGTTTGACCTGCAACTCTCGCTTTACCATAAACCACTGGAAGTTTGTTTTTAGGATCTGAAGGCATTCTTGCTGATACACCTTGATCTTTAGCTGGTTCTGGCTCGTCTGGAGCAAACACAGAAGCGATCACATAAGAAATAGCAAAACTCATAAGAGCTACTGCCCATGCAGAAGCACCTGCTCCAAGTATTGCTGTCGCTATAGCTGTTGGCATTTTATCTCTCCTTTAAATAGAATTTCTCTTGTAACTTAAATCCAAGTTTTCCGAGAACTTTCTCATTTAGATCTGAATCTTTATGAGAACCAATCCAAATCATTGGAATCTCTTGTTCGTCACACTTAGTGATAAACTGTTTCAATAATCTACCTGCAGCAATTCCTTTTCTGTATTCAGGTTTAACATAAATTGCCAATAGATGAACTTCTTCTACCCAATCGCTAAAAAGATTATATCTCCTCTCAGCTAAAAGAACTCCTATCGGAAGATCTTTTTCATAAACCCATACATATCCTTGTTTTATACAATATCTTACGATATTCGATATTTTTCTACTCGAGAATCCTTTCTCAGAGAGCTTAAGATGAGTTTCTGGTATCTGTTCTTTCAACATCTCGATTATAGCAGGTATATCTTTTATCTCTGCTTCTCTAATCATTAACTATTTCTCCTTTCCGAATTCAGGATTGAAAGTCGCTAAAGATGGAACGAATTCCATAGACTTGTCAGTACCAAAACTCTGAGGACTTGTAAATCTTCCAGATTGTCTCTGCAATATTGTGCTGAGTAAAGATCTACAATTTAAAGTTATAGTTATCTTATTACTGTCACTAGTACCATTGCTAAGTGTATAGTCGTCTTGTATCGCATAACTATGAACTCTTCCAGACCATCTGTCGTACACACCGTAGTCTGGATCATTATATCCGTGTAATTTTCCAGTAGACTCGTTATAGAATCCTCTAGATATAGTCACTTTAGAACCTTCTATGTTCTTAGTAAGTATTCTTGAAAGTATCACATCGTCTAATCCAGATAGAGACAAATCTAATGAATTGTCTTTGACTTCTAGATGTTCACTGACATTTGAGAAACCAAGAAGATCTCCAGCAGACAAATACGTATTTGAACCTACTTCAATGTCGTGATAATGATTCGTGAGATATATGTCTTCAACACTTGAGATATCTACTTTAACTAAATCCACTGGCCATGGAATAGTATCTCTTAAAGCAACTATCATCGCATTTGAAAAACTTTTCATAATACTCTCCTTATGTGTCTTGTATTACTTCCTCAAACATAAAAGTTCCGTATTCAACTATGTTTCCAGGAAGATAGTTAGCTCCTGGTTGGTCTTTTAAACAAAAATTAAAATTCACATTGTCGCCCCAAACTACAACCGAAGCATCTGCTGGACTAGTGACCAGAGGACAATTCAGTATCAAGCTTGTTGTAGTTGAACCTTCCATTATCTGATAAACTTTAGTTGAACCTTCAAATTGAACAAAGTCAAAAGGCTCTACAGTTCCAGTAAGTCCAGATACAGTAACAGTGTTTCCAGTTTGGTTAGCACCGTTCACTACAGGAGTTCCACTAATAGAGCTTCTAGTTTTTGCTATTAAGCCAGATTTCATAACACCAGAAATTGATGAATCATAAAATGTGTTTAAACCATATTCTAGCTTCAACAATTCTTCTTCTATAGCATAATAGGTATCGCCATTCAATAACTGAGATGGCACTTTTACTTCTAGGTTGTAGAGAGTTGGACCACGTTTTAGTGCTTTCCTTCTGCCACCTTGAGTAAGAGTTTGTGCTATATTAGATGCTCTGGATAAGTATAAACTTTCTCCAGCATTAATAATATCACTCATTAGCTTCTCCTAATTTTGTGTGTAGTTAAACGAGCATCGTTCATCCTATAAGGTGCGTTTCTCTAGAAACGTCACCGTTAGCGATGCGAGTTGTGAAAATATCTTTATCGAGGACACCAATAAATGATGCCCTCTGTAAAGTTATCTTCTTCTTATTCCTGATGTGCTACGTCTACCAGAGTTATTGGCATTATTGACTTCACGAGGACTATTCTGAATAATATTCCTAATTTGTTCAATTGCTCTCTGATCTACGTTACCAGATATGTCAAGATTGTAAGTGTTATAACTTGATGCGCCCATGTATTTGGCTAAATTCTCTTGCTGACCAGCATTAAGAACTACCTCTCCAGGAGTTAACCAAGCAGGAACAGTATCTGTACCTTGTGGTCCGATTTGACCACCAGATGCTAGATAATGAGGTTTAGGAACTATTCCACCTTTAGAGAAACCAAAGAGAGTACCAATTCCAGATAGCAATCCTCCTTCTGCTCCTCCTCCTCCTCCGAACAACGAACCGAAATCGAAGTTATTGAAGAGACCAGTGAAACTGTCCATTATTCCACTCATATCAAAATCTTCGAACAGACTTGCTATTCCGTCTCCTATTCCACTTAATTGGTCGAACATTCCACCACCAGAGTCTTGAGATACTACCCAATTCTCTATCCCAGCTTCTAATGGAGCAAAAGCTCTATCTAGATACTTTTCAGACATACCCATGAACAATCTGTTCACACCTGCCTTAAGAGCATCTCCTAGACCTTTTCCACCTTTCAATAAAGATTCCTTTATAGGAGCAGTGAATTCTTCACCAATTCCTTTCCAGAATTTAGCAAGATCTTCTGCAGCAGTTCCTAGATCTTTAACAGCTCCAGCAGTGTTTGCTGTAACTTCTGCTTCCTTTTTCTTTTCAGGAAGTAGTTTTATCAATTCTTCATTGACAGATCTAGCGTAACCTTCTTCTAAGATTTGAGCTTTTGTCAGATTTTCTGACCCAGACTGCAGAGACTCTAACATCCTTACTACTTTTTGAACAGCAGGGTTTGTTTTGTCAAGATTTCCAATAAACTTGTCTATAGTCTTCTGTACACTAAAAGATCCTTTTCCTTCTCCAGTAAATTGCAAGAATTGATAGGATTTAGCATCCGCTACAGAACCACCATCTTTAAAACCTCTTATACCACCAGAATTTATGGCTTCTAAGAGTTTTCTATTCTTCTTAACAGCTTTAGCTCTTACTACAAACTCTCCATTAGAGAGCATAGCAGGTATAGAATC